GGCGGACAACGTGTCTGCCTCATTTCACATCGATCAAGATGGCGATCTGGTCATCCGAATGAACAACGAAGAGATAACCATTTCACACTTGGTTGCTTTAGAACTCATCGAGCATTTACGCTACAAACTATACGAGATTGAAGAAAAGGATTCTTTCATCAAAAAAATATTCCGATGACAGAGATAGATGCAAAAATCAAAAGCCTTTATTTGGAAGGACTTTCTAAAAACAAGATCAGCAAGGAACTGGGTCTTTCCTTGCCAAGGGTAAACTATGTGCTTTACATCAAATTGAGGATGCAGGACAGTTACCGCAGAAAGCATATCACACCAGCTATGGTTGAAAAGTTGCCGAAGCCTATTATTGACCGAATTATTGTCCTGACCAACTTCGGATATTCAGCCAAAGAAATTGCTGAAGATCAGCGGATTCCTACCGGGAAAGTCCATCAGGTTGTCGAGTTTGCCAAGGCACGGAATCAGATTCAGAAAAAAATTTGAAAAAAAAGTGGAAAATTGTTGCGTGGAATCTAAGAAATAACTTATATTTGTATATCAAATAACAACAAAACAACACGGACATGACACCTTCAGAAAAAATCTTCACAGGCGAATACATCAAATATCCAAACGGTTATGTTTTTTCAGTTTACAAGCAAATGACTAAAAAAGGTTTGAGATGGTACAGGTACACTAGAGGAAGATTTCAAATTATTTCAAGAACTCAAATTGACCAATTAATTACAACACTAAACTAATCAATCACCGCCCCTTCGGGGGCTTAATTCAAACACCTATGAAATCAACATTCTCAACATTCACAACAATCACAGGGCGTAAGATCAGCGTAAGGCCTAACTTCTCAGCAAGAACTTTTACCATCAAGACAGATGCAGGTAAGTACCGTACTTACAAGCTATCGAAAACTGAGTTTGATTCATGCCTTTTTAATACAGGAAATGATTGGAACGATTTCCTTAAATCAGATGACTACTATAAAGCATGAAAACACTCTTTAAAATCATCTACACCATCATAGCCCTTGCACCAATAGCGGTGCTTGGCTTTATGTTAGGACTTAAATTAATTCAATAAACCTATGGAAAACTACACATTCACAACCAAGGTATTGACCGATTATTCGGTAGTACTGCCAAAGTATTTCAGAGTCATCAGGACTTATTACATGATCTTGGACCAGGAGACTTATCTCCGTGTTAGAGACAATACCGATGAACTTGACCCATTAGTTGGGCTTTATCCGGTAATTGAGAGGGAGAATATCAGATATTCCATTGACCATCTTTCGGTCAGTCTGAAAAACGGTGAGATTCAATCGATCACTGAACAGGAGTTTAAAGAGGTATTCACCAAGGTATCCCTTGCGTTGGAGGCGTTAATGAACTGATGACCTACCGGGAATGTCAAATATCTGAATCACGGACAATGACAGGATGGTACGAATGGTATCACCCTGCCTATGTGGACTACGATCAGCATGGGGATACCATGTGGTGCGGTGCTGGTCAAAGCATTGAAGACTGTATTATTGAAATCGACAGTTGGTATGAAAGATTTGGTCTTTAAAGTACACGGATACAAGTTTGAAGACCTGCCTCGACTGATGGGGCAGGTTTCTAAGATTGCCGGAAGATACGGCAAGACCAAGGTCAGCATGGTGATAGGGGAGACCTATCAAATGGATGGAAAGTTTAATTTGATATTACAATGACACAACAACAACACAAACTAACACCTAAGGAATTGGTTCAAGAACTCCAGCGGAGGCATTCAATCAAGTATCTGTGCTACCTAGCACTTCAAGAGATTATGCTAGATTATTATCAGGATACTACATTTTTGAAAGCCTACGACCATGACTTGACTGTAAAATTTAAGAACATGGTCTCAAGCCTTCAGCGGAACTCATCACAGGCTTACAGGTTCATTCAAGGTGATAAGAATGCTGAACAGACCGTTCAGCAGTTCCATGAACTCACGAGGCTGTTTGAAGCCTTACACAATGCGATTGACAACGGTGGAAGGACATTCTTCGACTGCTTAGATGCGGTAGATGCGGTATTGATTAGAGATGGACTTAAAGAAAATTTGAAATGATACTAGCAAGCGATTTAAGAATAGGAAATTGGGTTTACTTCTCAAATGAATATGATTTAGTAAGTGGTGTATTTGAAAATTCTGTTGTAATAAAATACAGATCATATTCACCCGTTTTAATTAATTCAATCAAAGAAATCGAATTCACAAACGAATGGCTAGATAGATTCGGATTTGAGAAAAGAGATAATTCCAACTGGTGGCACAAAGGCAACTTTACCTATTGGCAAGATCAAAATACTTGGTATTGGAGAATGGAGCCGATTCATCCCGACTTAACAATGTACGTTCATCAAATTCAGAACCTATATCATGCACTAACCGGAGAAGAACTATGATGAGCGAAGAGCAGAAAAAAGAAACTATCCGGCTCTATTACATTGGAGTTCAGTTGTCATCCATTGCCAAATTTGTAGGCGTACCGATCGGCTCTGTGCATCGTTTGATTTACAAAAAAATGCAACTCCGGAAGCGGAATACAAGTCACTCAATGGCTACGTTTAGCAAAATCAAAGAACTCTACAACCAAGGCAAGAACAGTAAGGTGATCGGAGAGATACTTGGTTTGAGCAAGCATCAGATCAGATATGTGATGAACCTGCATGGGATGGGGTTTAGGGATTTGAAAGGCCAGCGCTGACGCTGGTTTTTTTGTTGCCATGACGACGATAAAGACGATTCTCTATATTATACGGTTATAGTGAAAAACACATTTGCATATTTTTAAAAACCCGTAAACATCGTCACCATCGTCTTATCGTCTTTTTGTGCCTAATTTGGCTAAAAACAAAGATTTTATAAAAAAGTAAAAAAAATCATCGTCTTTTATCGTCATGATTTCGTCCTTTATCGAGTAATTATTATATTTGTTCATTATCGAATCATTCCTGAGGTAGCAGTCAAGAATGATTCCATAGGTTATTACAACCTGCCCGACAGTCTGCTACCTGCCGGGCTTTTTTTATCCCCTTATGCAAAATGAATATTATGATCCTGTAGTAACGGCATTTAAAAACCTGTTTAATGCCAAGGATACACCGCATCACATCAGAATTTCGATTCTTTTAAATCGTATTCAGACAGGGAATAGTGATTCAAAGGTTAAGATTGAAAGAATCAGAGCCTCCACCAATGATCATGAGATTCAAGAAATTAAGAAATCTCTTCCAGCATTAATGTTCAATGGTAAATTTAACACAAGGAATGAACAGGGTATAATCGAACATTCTGGCCTTTGCATCTTTGATTTTGACAAGTATGAATCTGAGGAGGTTCTCAATAAAGAACGGTTGAGAATTCAAGCTGATAAATTTACTTATGCCTGTTTCTTGTCTCCATCGGGTAAGGGATTAAAGGTTTTGGTTAAGATTCCAAAGTCAAGTAAAGAAGAGCATTATCGAAGATTTCACGCTTACAAAAATTACATCAATTCAGATTATTTTGATGATGCAAATTCAAATCTTAGCCGTGTTTGCTTTGACAGTTATGACCAAAGGTTGTTTTGGAGACCGGAATCAAAGGTTTTTGAAAGTATAGAGGCTGAAGAAGAAAAAAATTATACAAAGCACGTTCCGGTTGTTTTGCTTACTGATACTAGGGCAAAAATTGAACGTATAATGAAATTTGATTTTCAATGTTCATTCGTTTCCGGAAGCAGAAGTAATTATATTTTTAAGGTTGCCTGTTGTTTTTGCGAATATGACATATCAAAAGATGATGCGGAGAGTTACCTTCTTGATTTTCAAGAAGCTGATTTTAAACAGGATGAAATTATTAGAATTATTCGTTCAGCCTACAAGAAGTCTGAAAACAATACAAAGAAGTTTTTTGAGAATAATCACCTTAAAGAGGTAATAAAGAAAAAGATAAAAGAGGGAAATGATGTCAAAGAAATTTCTAAGGAACTGAATGTTGGAGAAGATTCCGTCAAAGATGTCAAGAAAGAAGTTCAAGAATCTGAAACTATATTTTGGAAAATAAAGAAGACAAGGAATGGTAAGGAGGTTGAGGTAATTAATAATGTTCTCCGTGATTTTTTGGCTTCAAATGGATTTAACAAATATTATCCCGAAAAATCTGAAAAGTTCGTTTTTGTCAAAATAACACAGAATAAGGTTAAGGTCATTTCAAGCAGTCAAATCAAAGATTTTATATTGAATTGGCTAGATGAGAGAGGTCATGTTGATGTTTGGAATATGATGACTGGTAATAGAAAATTCTTTCAAGATGACTTTTTGAATTTTGTTCCTCCGATTGATTTGAGGATGCTAAATGATACAAAAGATGTTTCCTACATTCCTTATCAAAACGGTATTCTTGAGGTAAAGAAAGAGTCAGTAAAACTGATTCAATATCTTGACATTGATCTTTATGTATGGGAAAATCAGATAATTAATAGGGATTTTGAATCTTTGGATGATTTTACAAATGATTTTCAAGATTTGGTTTCAAAGGTCACTAATGAAGACCAAGCCCGAACGAAGGCACTAGAATCAACCATTGGATACCTTATTCATGCTTATAAGGATAAGACTCATCAGAAGGCAGTAATTTTTAATGATCAGGAAATCGATGACAACCCAAACGGTGGATCAGGCAAATCTCTTTTGGTTACCGCATTGTCAAAATTCCGAAATGTGGTAAAAATTGACGGTAAGCATTTCAATCCGATGAAGTCTGATTTTGTTTATCAGCGGGTAAATTTAGACACTCAAATTTTAGCATTCGATGACGTTAAAAGAAACTTTGAGTTTGAGCAGTTGTTTGCAATAATCACGGAAGGTATAACGGTTAACCGAAAAAACAAGGATGAAATATTTATTCCTTTTGACCGATCTCCCAAAGTGGTTATCACCACAAACTATGTAATTGCCGGAGCAGGAGAAAGTCATGACCGTAGAAGGCATGAGATAGAGTTTTATCAATATTTTCACAAAAATAGAAGTCCGCTAAAGATTTACGGCAAATTGCTTTTTGATCAATGGAATAGTTTGGATTGGTCAAAATTTGACAACTACATGATTTATTGTCTTCAGCTTTATTTAAAAAATGGATTGATTGCATCTCCGTCAATTAACGTGGAGGCTAAAAGATTTATTTCCTCAACCTGTAAAGAGTTTTTTGATTTCATGCATGAGAATTTCATTGAATTGAATAAAGTGATTTACAATTCAGATGCTTATCATTTATTCATTAAGGAAAATAGATCATTTAAAGATTTGGATACAAGGAAGTTCATTAAATGGGTCGATGCTTATTGTCTTTACAAGGGATATAAGTTGAAGAAAGGCAAAGACAACAAAGGTAGGTGGTTAATGATCGTAACCAAGCCAGAAGAAGAAGATCAGTTTGCATTGGATTTAAATGAATAATGATGAAAAAATTAAACTACGAACAATCGGCTTTGCTTCGAAGATTAACTAGTTTTGTGAGTCAAAGCAGTAATGGGATTTTTGGAGTTTATGGTCCGGGTGGCACGGGAAAAACATTTACCGTTACTAGATTGCCAAATGTTGAAAATTTCATTTTCCTTGCTCCAACAAACAAAGCATCCAAAGAGGTTAATAGGAATTTCAAAGAAAATGGAATAAAAAACAAATGCCTAACAGTTGACAGATTTCTTGGGTATAGGTTGACAATGGATGAGAATAACAAACCTGTTGTCAATTATAAAAATTTGGATGAATTAGATTTAACTAAGGTTATTGTCATTGATGAAATTTCAATGCTGAATAACAATCATTTTCGGATGATTTTACAGCTATCCATTTTCTGCAAAATAATTGCCATTGGTGATTATTTGCAGTTGCCTCCGGTTGAAGAAGAAAAGGATAAATATATTGGAAAAGAAGGGTATCAATGTTCAAGAATTTTTGAAATCGTTGATGAAAGTTTTGAACTCACAATTCCAAACAGGCAAGGAGAAGACTCTCACCTTTACACAATGATTTCAAGTTTTAGAAGAGAAATGCACAGACTTATTCCTTTTGGAAAATTTATTGATCATTTCAATAATAATATTGATGTTCAATTATTTGATATTAATTCTAAGGAATTTGCTGATTTTGTACGTAGTGAATCGTTTACAATTTTGGCTCATAAAAAAAGTTCATTGGCTTTTTTAAGCTATAAAGTTGGATCAATACGAAGGAACGACAAGAATTTTAATATTAAAACAATTAAAATAGGCTCTAAATATTACTTTGAAAAATCATGTTTTACTAAAGAAAGAACATTTTATACTTCTGAAGTAATTGAAATTACTGACATAATTGAAAAAGAAGAGGAATTTATTTTCCCTGTTACTGGTCAAAAGTTTAAAGACAAAATAAAATTCGCATCTATCATAGATGAGGATGGTAAAAATTTAGGGCAAGTCATGTTGCCAAATTCTAAATTTAGAGCAAAAATTAATAGCCATAGGGCTAATCATGCAAAGGTTGAAAAATATTCAAAAGACCAAGTATCGAAAATGAATACTTGGTACAATGACTTTAAAAACAAATTTGCTCATTTTGAGCCTGTTATAGGAACAACTATCCATAAATCTCAGGGTAGTACCTATGAAAAGGTTTTGATTCCTGTATTTGATTTTTATGAGCATTATGACAGATATAAAATTTTGAACCAGCTTTTTTATGTAGGAATTTCAAGAGCAAAGACTAAAATCATTTTTGTAAAGGGGAGGCATAATTTTGGTGATCATAATAAAAGAGTAATTTTTACCGAAGAGGAAAGAAATTTGATAGCATCATTAAATGATTTTTACTGCTCAAAATGTCATCATAAATTTATTTCTGATCGTGATTTTGAGATTCATCATGTTATTCCATTAGAATCTCAAGACGCAAGAGGAAATAATTCCATAGGAAATCTGACTGCACTTTGTAAACCATGTCACAAAAAACACCATTCTAAATGAAACCAATAGAACATCTCCGAGCCTTGCGACTAGCCAAGACTATTAAGTCATTTCCAAATGTCCCGGAATATGCCTTGCCGAAATATGAGTACAATCCAAACTCAGCTAATGGTCTGACAAAGTGTATCCTTGATTTTCTAAATCTATCCGGATATCAAGCGGAGCGAATAAACACAATGGGCAGGATGTTGGACAATCGGAAGACCTACACGGATGTCATCGGGAGGACGAAAACGATAGGATCGACAAAGTATATCCCGACTAGCGGGACGAAGGGATCAGCCGACATATCGGCAACAATTAACGGGAGGTCAGTCAAGATCGAAGTCAAGTGGAAAGCAGATCGACAGTCAAAAGATCAGAAAGCATATCAAGAGCAAGTTGAACGGGCAGGAGGAGTGTACTACATTGCCAAAGATTTTGATTCATTTTACGCTTGGTTCAATGAATTTATCAAACAAAATACTTAGATTTACATAAATAACAACAAAAACTATGAGCGAACAAAAGATTTATTGCGGATCAGGTCAGACTAAATCCGGCAACTACGGTGAGTTTTTCAAGGTATCAATTTGCCTATCGGACTTGCCTAAAGAATTTATCACAACTGCGAAAAACGGGAAGAAATACATCAATTTGAACATCAGCAAGAAGAAAGAGGCTGATCAGTATGGTAAGGACCTGTCTGTTGTTGTAGATACTTGGAAGCCGGAGCAGAAGCCAGCACAGGTTCCGGTAAAAAATATAATTGACGAAATGCAAGAAAATCAACTTCCTTTTTAATGACAAAGCAGAATCTATTCAGCCTACTATCATTCTTTTCAGCTGTAGGCTGGCTTCAAATTTTAGGAGTACAGCCAGGGTTTGCCTATGCGGCCTGGATTGTTATCATTGTAACTGAATTGGGATTGCTTTACGGAATATGCTTAGACGATCAAAAAAAAGAAGAATAAACCTTCTCTGCTTTTAAAATTATATTCTAACAAATAATTTATATTTGCCTAAACATTAGAATATGAGTGTACTAGAAGGCGATATGATTAAGAAGGCACGCAAAGCCAAGGGACTGACACAACTTCAACTGTGTGACCGGTTGGGCATTAGCCATGCACCGATCTATCATTTGGAGAACGGTCTTGAGTCGGTTAGCCTTAAAAATTTGAGATTGATTGCCGAAGAACTGGATTTGGAAGTGATAATAAGACCGAAGGATGCCAAGCAAAGCAATAATTGATAAGCCGGATTATTCACTAGCCATCCGTTACCGAAAAAGAGATGGTCAATGGTCTGAATGGAAGGATCGGGGTTATGGCAAGTTTGAATCCATCGAGATAGTTCAGATGCAGATTAGGATTCTTGCATCGGCTTATCCAAAGAAGGAGAAGGAGGTTCGATTTGAAAAGGATGGCGTTCTTTGTGATTTTATGGGAAATCCATCCGGAAAAGTTATTGAGTTGAAATGATTCATCCAACACCACAGCCCGCCTAGTCGACTCGAGCGATGACAATAAAGAGAAGCGGGATGGATAGATTGACGGCATGGAATAGACCTGCAAATAGTCAGGTGGCGAAATTGGCTTAGACGCTGCAATTATAATGGACATTGATCACATACTTGCCTGAAGGTCGATAGGTCATTATAGTGAAGAAAAATCGGGATGATGGCAAGTCACCGTTTGCAGGTTCGAATCCTGTCCTGACTGCAATCATAGTGTTAATTGGGTTTCATTAGTACGGGTCGCAAGTGCCTTACAGTTGCTTTGGATTTCATATTGGTTATTTGGATCAAGTCCCGAGTCTTTGATTCGGGATTTTTTTCATAGATTTAAAGTTATGCGACCACAACACTACGGAGGGGAAGAAAACCCTCACGAACCGATAAAGATCATTGAACATTACGGATTAGGCTTCCATCTAGGGAACTGCATTAAGTACCTGCTCAGAGCCGGAAAGAAGGGAAGTGAGATTGAAGACTTGGAAAAGGCTAGGTGGTACTTGGATAGGCAGATTGAGAATTTAAAGAAGTCATATTGATGTTTGGTTGTTTTGTTGGAAAGTCCGGAATAATAATTCCGGATTTTTTTTGCTAGATACTTGACATGAATCTAAGAAATTTCTTATATTTACATAACAATTAAAACAAACAACATCATGGCAACTTACTTTAATAAAGCAACTGGAGAAACATACACGTTAAAAGGTGTTAATTCATTAAAACAAGCATGGAATATGGCAGAATTTGTATGTAAAAGAAATGATTGGAATTTATCAATGTTTTGTAACGATGTAAGGGTAAAATATGAAGCCTAAAAAGCCTGGTTTTAAATCGGACTTTTTTTTTGTTAGATTTGAATATGAATTTTAGAACGGTCAAACTTTCAGAGATTAAGACTAATCCAATTGTTTAATCTATCATTCGGTGAATGGGATTTTTTTGTATATTTGACTTATGAATGTATTTATTTGTAAAAGTTGCAATAAGGAATTTGAAAGTAAGAAAAAATGTAAATCAAGGGTTCCAAAATTTTGCTCAATTAAATGTTACGGTCAATCGTTAAAGATTGTAAAAAACTGCAAATTATGCGGAAGTGAAATAGAAAACAAACATTCAGTTAGTTTAAAAAATAGAGTTTATTGTTCTAAAATTTGTCAAAGTAAGTCAAGAAAAAATATACCGCTAAGTGAGGAATGGAAAAAAGCATTAAGCGAGGGTAGAAAAAAATCAGAAAAATGCAAAGGTTTAAATTTGTATAATTGGAAAGGCGGAAAAGAAACAAAAAAAATCAGATTAAAAACCTCATTTTACAAAAGGAAAAAAGCATTAACAAAGGATATGCCCGTAGAATTTTTGAATAAAATTTTACTAGCACAAAATAATCAATGTTTTTTTTGTGAATCAGAATTTGAAAAATACAAAGCTATTGAACATTTAACTCCAGTATCAAGGGGAGGAGATAATGAAATTTATAATTTGGTTTATTCCTGCAAAAGTTGCAACTCTAAAAAGAGACAAAAAACATTAGAAGAATTTGCAATAAAAGAAAAAAGACTAGATTGGATTAATAAATGGGAATCAGTTTTTAGTGAAGCCTTATGATAATAGAAAAGAAAAAAATATCGGATTTAAAGCCAGCACCTTACAACCCAAGGAAAAGCAACGAAAAACAGGAAAAACATTTAAAGACTTCGTTGGAGAAATTTGGTGTAGTTGAACCAATTATTTTTAATAAGCAAACTGGATTTATTGTTGGGGGTCATTTCAGAGTAAGAGAATTAAAAAAGTTAGGATATAAAGAAGTTGATTGCGTTATTGTCGATTTAAGCCAAGAAGACGAAAAAGAATTAAACATTCGTCTAAATGCAAATACTGGCGAATGGGACTGGGAGATGATTGCCAATGAATGGGATTCAGAGCAGTTGGAAGAGTGGGGGTTGGATATTCCTGAATTTGAAGTCAAAGAGGAATTCTCTGCTGAAGAGGATGATTTTGACGAAGCACCGCCTGAGAATCCTATTACTGTATTTGGCGATCTTTACGAGATTGGAGAGCATCGTTTGCTTTGTGGGGATAGTACTCAAACAGTTGCTTTTCAAAAATTAATGCAAGGAGAACTTGCAGATATGGTTATAACAGATCCACCTTATAATGTATCTTATGAGGGAAAAACAAAGGACTCTTTAACTATCCAAAATGATTCAATGAGTAATGATGATTTTTACACATTCCTGTATGATTTCTATTCAGCTTTAACCACGGCAGTAAAAAAAGGAGGTGCAATTTATGTTTGGCATGCTTCAAGTGAAATTATAAATTTTGCTAAAGCAATGGTTGATGCTGGATGGCTTTTAAAACAACAATTAATTTGGGTAAAAAATAGTATGGTTATGGGAAGACAAGACTATCAATGGAAACATGAACCTTGTCTTTATGGATGGCTTGACGGAGGAAGCCACAATTGGTATTCAGATCGAAAACAAACAACTGTGATTGAATTTGATCGTCCAAATAGAAATGGAGAACATCCTACTATGAAACCTATTGGATTGTTTGCTTACCAAATAGAAAATTCATCAAAACAAGGAGATATTATAATTGATGCTTTTGGGGGTAGTGGAACTACAATGGTGGCTTGCGAGCAAATAAAAAGAAAGGCAAGGATTATTGAGTTTGACCCTAAATACTGCGATGTAATAGTTAGGAGAATGATTAAACTTGATCCAAACTTAAAAATTAAAAGAAATGGAGAGGATTTTACATTGCCAGATAAATAATAAAAATGGTTTTAAGTATGGCGAAAATGGTAAATGCTATACTTATAATCAAAATGATAAAAGTAAGCTAAAGGCTTTTGAGTTAGCAAAAAATGATCAAATAAATGGCATACGACAGAACAAAAATATTTGAACAAGCTAAAGAGGCAATTCAAAAGCACAAGCTATTCTTTATGGATGAAGTGCCTGATTTTTTGCCTTGTAGCAGGTCAACCTTTTACGATTATTTTCCTGATGGTTCGGACGAATTGGACACCTTTAAAAGCCTGATAGCAATAAATAAAACAGAGATAAAGACTTCACTTCGTTCCAAATGGTACAAGTCAAATGCTCCAGCTCTTCAGCTTGCTCTTTACAAGTTGATTGCTACACCAGAAGAACATAAGGCATTGCAGATGCAGTACAATGATCACACCACAGGAGGAGAGAAGATACTGCCAAAAATAGTTTGGGAAGATGCCAATCCTGACGAATTATAAGCCTTTACTGTACGGCAAAAGCAGATATTTTTTAGTTACAGGTGGCAGAGGCTCTGGAAAGTCATATTCACTTAATTATCTTCTTTTAAGGCTTACCTACAATAAAAACCATGTCATTCTATTCACTAGATGGACAATGGTGTCAGCCAATATCTCTATCATTCCTGAGTTTATCGACAAGATAGAACTTGAAGGATGGCAAAATGATTTTACAATCACTCAGAATGAGATTGTAAATAATTTGACAGGTTCAAAGATTCTTTTCCGTGGAATCAAGACAAGTCAAGGAACGGCAACTGCTAATCTAAAATCTATTGCAGGAGTTACCACATGGGTATTGGATGAAGCGGAGGAACTTGTTGATGAAGATGTATTTGATAGAATTGATTTATCTGTACGTTCACTTGATGCTCCAAACAGAGTGATAATGGTAATGAATCCATCGTTTAAATCTCATTGGATTTATAAGCGGTTTATTACCAATCACAGGGAAGATACAACCTACATTCATACCACCTACCTTCACAATAAGAAAAACTTATCTAAGTCTTTTCTTGATCAAGCTGGCAGGGTAAAGGAAGAAAACCTCCATCGCTACGAACATTTATTCTTAGGCAAGTGGCTAGACGATGCTGAAGGATTGCTATGGAATAGACCGATACTTGAAAGAGCAAGGATAGTATCAAAGCCTGACCTAAAGAGAATAGTTGTAGCCATTGATCCTGCTGCAACTTCCAACATGGAAAGTGATGAGACAGGAATCATTGTGGCAGGTAAAGACCAAGACGGTAAAGGATATGTTTTGGAAGACTTGTCCGGAAAGTATTCACCTAATGAATGGGGCAAAATAGCCCAACAAGCAGCGAAGAATTGGAATGCTGATTGTATTGTAGCTGAAAAGAACATGGGTGGTGACATGGTTGAATCTGTTATCAAGTCAACAGGTACACCCACAAGGATCAAATTGGTTACTGCCACCAAAGGTAAATATGTCAGAGCAGAACCTATCTACTCTTTGTACGAACAACACAAAATTTACCATGTCGGGCATTTTCCGTTACTTGAATCTCAAATGATTACCTTTGATCCTGATAAGGGGAAATCACCTGACCGGGTCGATGCCCTTGTATGGGGTATGACTGAACTGATGTTAGGCGTTCAGAAGGTCGCATTTGGAATAATTCAATAAAAAACTAAATTTCCAAAAAAATAAAGATGAAATGGGCGTTTGGCAAGATATAAAAAAGTTTTTCAATCCGGTACGGCAAACCGATAAGCAGTTCTACCCAGTTACGAAGACTTTGTACGGTGGCTTTCAACCTTATATTGGTTCCGATGACAAGTCAAGATACATTCGGGACTATGAGCAAGTCAAATACGCCTATGCGGTCATTTCTTGGATAGCAAAGAAGGCTGCCAAGGTGCCGTTTGTGCTGTTTAATTACAATACAAAAGGAGATAAAGAGCGGGTAAAGGTTAATGCTTTTCTAAATCTAATCGAACGACCGAACAGCTATCAATCCTCATTTGAGTTCAAATACCAGGCATACGGGTATCTGCTATCAACAGGAGCGTTATACATCCACATTCCAAGACTTTCCTCAGGCCGTTGGACAGAAATGCACGTTATTCCATCCGATTATGTTCAGCCAGTTTATGACGTTCGGTTTTCGGGGCCAAAAGCATTCATCATAAACGATACCGGGATAACCATTTCAGCAGATGAAATGCTTTACATCTTCCAGCCTTCTTTGATGTTCGATCAGGTCGGAGTAGGTGAGGCAGGCCATAGCCCGATGAAGGCATTGCTTACCGTCTTGAAAAAAACTGCCGATATTGACATTGCGGATCTTGCAACCATTCAGAACGGAGGGCTTGCCGGGATAATTACCGATAAATCGGCCACTGAGGGTCTAACAGTTGAACAGCAGTCTATCATTGAAACGCAACTCAAGACCAAGGCATACGGCCCACAGAACAAAGGGAAATTCCTTGTTACCGCCGGAGATGTCAGCTTTATTCCATTGGGGCTTTCGCCGATTGATTTGAACCTATACCAAGCAAATAACCAGGTTCTCCGGGATATTTGCATAGTTTACCACATTCCATACATTATTTTCGACCAAACGGATGCCAGTTCATCCTTTGGAAGCCATATCAGGGAAGCTAGAAAAATGGCTTACACCGATGCTATCCTTCCAATAGTTGAGATGCTTGTTGATGCAATCAATCATTATGGAATTGAGCCATTTGGCAAAGGGTTAGTTTTGGATTACGACACCAACGCAATCGAGGAACTTCAGATTGATGCCAAGGCGCAGGCAGAAACCTTAGCGATGCAATGGTGGAAGACAATTGGGCAAAAGCAAAGAGAATCAGGAATGGAAGTAGATCCTCAATTTGAGAAAGTCTACATGATTCCATCCGGTTTGGTCAGAATGGAAGAACTCGACTTTAATGCTCAGGTGGATAGAATTCAGGCTGAGATGAATCAACTAGAAAAGCACCTATTCGGATGACATTCGAAGAGCAGGCAAGGTTAATGCGAGAAAAACAGGACAGGCTAATTAAAAAGTATGAGATAGCTTTTGGTCTTGTTTTTGCCAAACAACTCAAATCTTTTTCCAAGGCGGTGGAGCGATTTCCAACCGCAGCGGTCTATGAGATTGATCTATACTTTGATGAAAAGCCGCTCAAGAAAGCCTATGAAATGATGGTCAGGCAGACGGCCAATGAATTTCAAATCAAAGATCCATCCATTCTTACCAAGTCAATTAGTGCCGACATTTGGAGAACATTGGTGAATAGTTTCCTATCAACCATTGGAGGTGAACGGATAACTGAAATCAACAAGTTCACCAAAGAATATGTCCTTCAGCGGTTAAGACCAATACTAACTCAAGGAATTGATAAAGGGTTAGGGATTGGAGAGATAGGAAAGTTGATTGTGGGGGACATTGCCGAATACTCAGGAAAGTTTGCCAAGTACCGAGCGGAGCGAATCGCACGTACTGAAATAATCGGTACTTCTAACTGGGCATCGCTTACTAGCGTGGAATCCTCAGGGGTAAAGGATAGACTGCTAAAAAAATGGCACGTGACCTTGGACAATAGGGAAAGAAAAGCACATGCAGACATGGCTAATAAGCCAGCTATTCCGATCGATGACTTCTTTGATGTTGGCGGGGAAAAGCTAAAGTACCCGGGAGATGTCAACGGTAGTGCAGGAAATACAATTCAATGTAGATGTGCTATCGTTTACCAAAGAGTTTAATATTTGGAAATTTATTTAGAATAATTTTCTTAGCATCATGTTTAAGTCAGGAATTCATATCATAAAAGAAATAAATAGTCAGAAAAAGACTGTGGTCTTTGCTTTTTCAAAGCTGAACGATTACGATTCTGATGATGACTACACAGAAAAAACCGCTTTCGATAAAACGATGAGAGAATCCGGACCTGATGGATCGAATAGAATCCGTCACGTATGGAATCACGATCGAAAGGAACTCCCGATTGGAAAGCCTATGAGGATGTGGAGGGATAATGAGTATGCCTACACCGAATCCAAGATGCTTGACAATCAGAAAGCTATGGATGCTTGGGATGCTTACGTCAATGAAGCAATAAACGAGCATTCCTATTGGGGTAAGGCATACAATACCGGAGTAAATCAAAAAGGCGGTAAGATTATCAAAGAGGTTAAACTGCTTGAGGTATCAACTGTTCTTTGGGGTGCACAGGAAAAAGCCAAATTGGTTGAAATGATCAAAGGAGGTGATAAACCAGAGCCTTGGTTTATTGAGCACATTAAAGGTCTTCAAAGCTATGTGAAGAAATCCAATGCTTCAGATGACTTTTTGGAGACTTTAGAAATTGAATTGGAAAAAGCAATTGATATAATTGATTCACTCGAAAAATCAGGCCGTGAAAAAGCACCTGTCACTATTGAGCCGAAAATCTCCCTATCACTTGCAGAAATTTATAAACTCAAACGAGAACTTTAATTAAATGGAAACTAAAGAAAAATTCGAATTGGTAGAACTGATCAAACAGGACATCACTACCATCGCAAAAAAAGAAGCTGAAGGAGCAAAGGCTGAGGCTTCCGAACTGTATAAGTCACTTGAATCAAAGATTGAAAAGTCTTTGGATGGATTTGTGACCAAAGAAGCATTTGACAAGGCAGAGAATGACCTCAAAAAGGCGTTATCTGACTATGAGAACAAAGTTTCTAACGATGTGTCTTTCTCCGCGTCTCTTTCCGAAAGCATCGTAAAGTCAATGGATGCGATGACTGCTCTGAAGTCAGGCAGAACCAAGACGGCTGAACTTTACATTCAGAAAGACCCGTCAATCATGACTGCAACCAACTCCATCACCGGAAGTAATACCGCACAGGGTCGATTTGCAATCAATAACAACGAAACTATCGTTCCGATTGCAAGACGTCAGACTTACATCCGTCAGATCATTGGCATGGGTGCTACCGATCAGGAGGTTTACCCGTATTTGAGAGAGACTGCAAAGGATGGTTCTTTTGGTGTTCAGAATCCGGAAGGCTCTGCCAAGCCACAGGTTGAATACAAGGCTGAATTGGTGACTGCCGTTGAATCTACCATCGCAGCATGGCAGAAAATCGGACGTCAGACTTTGACCAACGTTAGGGGTCTATCTTCTTTCATTCAGCTTGTTATGGTTGCCGATTTGATGATCAAAGAAGACGATGAACTATTGAATGGTACTGGCTCTAACGGTAGAGTTCAAGGATTCCTTCAGTCTGCATCTGCACCGTCTTCATTTGGATTGACTATCACATCACCTCAGATTTATGACGTGATTGCTGGTTCTGCAGCTAAATTGGCAGCTTTGGATTACACCGCAAACTTTGCCTTGGTTAACCCTGTTGACTATTGGAAAATGGTGACTTTAAAGCAGGACGATAAAGCATATTTGCAGAATGTCATTTTCAATGCTTCTGCATCTAGCTTGAACGTGTTTGGTATCCCTGTATTCCCGACTACTGCAATTTCCGCTGGTAACTACGTTGTCGGTGATAGCCGATATGTAATGCCGATGCAGAGAGAAGGAATCAGCCTTCGATTCTTTGAGCAGGATGACAAGAACGTACAGGAGAACTTGATCACCGCAAGGATTGAGGAAAGAATCTTGCAGGCGGTTTACAGACCAAATGCCTTTGTTGGTGGTGCAATTGCTACCGCTATCACTAACCTTACTCCTTCGACTTAATTAGTAATTCATAGGGTGTTTTTGTTGTTGTTAAAGCCTCGGTTTTGCCGGGGCTTTTTCTATTTATTTTTTCTTAGATTTGATACATGAAAATAGGAATAGGCATAACAACTCGCAACCGTCGGGAAATAGCTGAAAAATCTATCCGTGAAATCAGGAAGTTTGCTCCTAAAGGGTCAAAAATTATTGTTGTTGACGATGCCTCGGACGATCCATATTACCGAGCCGATTATCGATTTCCATTTCAAGCGGGGATTGCCAAAGCAAAAAACAAATGCTTGGAATTACTGAAAGATTGCGACTATCTTTTTTTGTTCGACGATGATTGTTACCCAGTAAAGGAAGGATGGGCGGAAGCCTACATTAACACAGGGCTTAATCATGCTTCATTCAATTTTGTTTGGCGAGGTGATGGAATGCACATTGTTGATCATTTGCCAAACAACGTAACAAGCTGGTCAAGTCCAAGAGGGTGCATGATGTTTTTCACCAAAAAAGCCTTGGAAGTTGCCGGAGGGATGGATGAAGGCTTTGCAATTTGGGGATATGAGCATCCGGAATATTCAAGGAGGTGCTGGCTTTTAAAAATCAATCCATGTCCATTTCCGGATATTAAAGGAAGCGAAGAATATTTCTATTCCTATGATATGCACTCCAATATTGTAACTACGGTAATCGATCGAACGGCATTAATTGACTACAACCGTGACAGGTACATGAAGTCAGAGGCTTTTCCGAGATTTGTACCTTTTATGAAAAACGATATTCCGTTAAAGCCTATAATATTGACAAGTTACTTTAACGGGGCAAAAGACCCACAAAGGGGATATTATTGGGGTGGAAATTTAGGCGAAATCAGAGGATTAATAGATACCTGTCAGAATACAAATACCCCTTTGATTGTCTTCCATGATTGCTTTGATCAGGTAAAAGATTTTGGCAACGTTCATTTTAGGAGGGTAGCAAAAAATCCAAAGAAAAGTCCGTTGTCCTATCGTTGGCTTATCTATCGGGATTACTTGGAAAAAAACCATCACACCAAGTTTTTTTGTGTGGATTCAACCGATATTAAACTACTCAGAAATCCATTTTCATACATGGAAAATGGCAGGCTTTATGTCGGTGATGAATGGAATAATACTTGGGTGAATGTATGGGTCGAAAAATACAACGAGCCTTTCATTAAAATTAAAGATTACACAAAAGTCAAAGAAGCCAATGCCGATAAGCCTCTATTGAATGCCGGAATAGTTGGAGGTGACTTTGAATACGCTTTTGGTCTGATTGATAGATTAGCTGATCAGATATTAAGAGAACCAAATGATCCTACTGTGCATACCGATATGGCATTGGTCAACTACTTAGCAAGAAAATTCTATCCGGAAGTTTTACGGCATGGCGATCCGGTAAATACCCGATTCAAACAGTTTGAAGAATACCACCATTCAGCTTGGTTTCAACACAAATGAAAGTCCACTACCTACAACCATTTTCGGAAGATAAAGATATTGCAAAGGCATACAATGAAGCCTGCAAGTTGATTCCGGACGAGGACTGGATATGTATTACCGACTATGATACGATGTTTTTATTTCATCAACAAAAACAACTGGTACAAAGAATAGCTGAATCCGGTAAGGCTGATTTGTATGGGGCAATGACAAACCGATGCAATGTCCCTGAGTTTTTGGTTAGCGGAATGTTCGATGTGTTTGACCTAAAAGCCCATTATTTTGTAGCGAAAGAAAATTATTACATATTTGGTGAAGAGGTAAAGCATACAAAAAACGTAATACCGGGTTATTTTATGCTTTTCTCAAAAAAAACATGGAATGAAGTAAGAGGATTTGAAATGCCTGACAGTCTGCCCAACTTTGTTTTTGATCAGCATTTTTCAAGCAAAATCAAAAATAAAGCAATAATTAAAGGGCTATACATAGTTCATGCCTATCGAATCTGGAGTAACCATCCACAATTAGACACAGATCATTTGAAAAATGATATTTGAAATCATATCCGACACCGAAATAGGATCAGAGCCAACTGTCCTTCAAGATGCCCAGCTTTATTTTCGTTCCGAAGATTCAAACGGGATCGAAGACGATCTGATCAAATCTTTTTTAAGACAAGCTAGGCAGGCAATTGAAACCGCAACAAATTTGTCATTAATTGACAGAGAATTGGAAGTGTATTGCGATGAGTATATCGGATTTTTGCCTTATGGACCTATTGATCCGGATACTTTAACGATTGTGTCCGGAACTGCTGACACTAAAGGAAAAGCATATCCATACGTCAATGAATCTGCTGATGCAACGATTACCTACACCACCAAAGCCTATGTAAATGAGGATATTTTAAATGCCATTTATGAACTTGCTTCATTTTGGTATTTCAGAGGTGACGTGAACACGGTGAATATGCCGGATAAAGTAAAATTTGTCATTAAAAGACATACACGGAAGACATTTGTATGAAAAGAGACAAATTTATCATTATTCAAGAGCCGATTATGACCGTTGGACCTACCGGAGGCACTAGAGAAATCTATGTGCAATATTGGTCCGGATGGGGTCAGGTTAATGAGCGGTCGTACGGTACAAGTATGGAAGAAGGTCAATTTGCCGGAAACAAAACCATACAGGTAATGCTTTGGAAAAACGGAAAGACAGATAAAATCAATACTGCCATGCGGATTGATTATCGTTCAAAGACTTACCTGATTAACTCGATTAGAGAAATTGACCGATTTACCTTAGAGTTGACTGCCGTGATTAAAGAATTACCGGATGTAACCCTGTCCTCATGAGTGTAAAACTAGAAATGAAAGTTAATAAATTAGTCGATAAATTCGATTCAATGCCTGATGAAATACAAAAGGCAATGATTGACGAGTTACGGGTGACTGGATTTATGATTGAATCTACTTATAAAATAGCTGTTCCGGTTGTTACCTCACGGCTTCAAACATCTATCCACACCGAGCATTCTGATTTGAAATCACATACCTATTCCGACAACAAAGGAAACACCTATAATGGATCATTAGGCTATAACCTAAAGCCTACTCAGGTGATTGTCGGAACTAACGTAGAATACGCAAACAAGATCGAATACCGAGGCGGGAAGTCCGGACGTGGCAAAAGAGCATTGCTTAGAGCGTTTGAAACTGAAACCGCAGGACTGCCCGAACGTTTAGCTAAGTTGATAAAATGATAAACTCCGGAACTCAAATAAAAACCGCTTTGGTTTCTTTATTGAAACCTTTGATCGCACCTGTAAAGGTATGGTCTATGATGCCTCCGGATGCGGTGCTAAAATATGTATTGATTCAAGATTTATCCGAAACGGCATTAGATGAAAAACGGGCATTTTTAAACGAAGGATTTATCAGCATTGCGGTAGTTGAAAAGTTCCTTGGTCGAGATGGTGATTTTGATCAGGTAAACAATTTAGCCAACACTATAATTCAAGCGGTAACTCCAGATAGATTGTCTACATTTGGAAATGTCGGTGGGATAAATATCTTTAGCCTTAGATTTGAGAGCAATTCAGAAACTATGTTCGAAACAGATAGCGGAAGGATAGCTGTAAAGAATCTTAGGCTGAAATATTTCGTTCAATCAACATAAAAAAAACATGGCATTTGACGGCAAACACATAATTGTAAAAGTCGGATCAGTAACCGTACTTGGTCAGACCTCCGGCTCTTTGGAATACTCCGTGGATATGTTGGAGACTACCAACAAGCTATCCAAAGACGTAGTAACCGGAGTAACTCACAAAACATACATTGCAGGAGACCGAGACGGTACAATCTCAATTGAAGGAAATACCTCAATGGATTCTAACGGATGGCCGGAACTCTTCGACCTGTACAAAGATCAGACTGTCGCAGCGACTATCTATTACGGTTCAACCGTGGCAGGTGAAAAGTATTATTCTCAATCCGGATGGCTATCCAGCTTGAGCAGAACCGATGGACAGAACGCTATCTCTACTTATTCAGCTACTTTCCAAAAGACTGGTCCTGCTACCGAAAACGTAGTTCCAACCTAAAAATAATTTATGCTTGTAACAATCAAAGGAATAGATGTTGAGTTTAATTTCTCAATCGGAGCGATAACAGAAATCGTTCAGTACAAGAAATTTTATGAGCCACATGACCGAGTGACTCTTACTCAATATCTTTCCCGAATTGACAACGAGGATTATTCAATCGATAATCTTTGTGACTTAATTTATTATGCCCATGCGATTAAGTGCCGGAACGTGGGCAAACAACCTCAATTGACCTACGGTGATGTGACAGAATGGGTGTTTACCAATGTAAACCAAGTCAGTCATGTGGTCAATTCTTATGTGGAATCAATGCCACAACCGAAATTAAAGGATGATGTCACAAAAAAAAAGACGGTGAAGAAAGCCAAGAATTAAACCTAGATTCTATTTATGAATTAGCAGGCGATTGGGGATTAGAACCTAATCGCCTTCTTTCGTTTACACTTCGCCAAGTTTACGAATACGCCAAAGGGGTAAAAAAGCGGAGGGCATTGGAAGAAAATCAAATCAGAAGGTTTGCATACCTATTTGCATCCGCTAACCGTGATCCTAAAAAATCATTTCCACAGATTACCGAGTTTTGGCCTATTCCTGTTTTGGATAAGGCGTATTATCAAAGTTTTGGCACTCCCGAAGAAAATCAAGAAATTAAGGCAAAATTAATCGAGATATGGCAACTGAATCAGCTGAATTAATAGCCAAACTGAGCCTAGACAATGCTAGGTTCAAAAAGCAGTTAAAAGAGGCTAGAGATAAACTCAAAGAATTTGGGGATCAAGGAGAACAATCAGGAGATCAAGCCAAAGAAGGCTTTGATAATGCTGGAAAAGGTGCTTCTCAATTTTCAAAAGATTTAGATTCAATGAAAGGACTTGTGGCTAGTGTATTTACCGCAGGTGCTTTGTTGGATTTTGAAAGAGCCGTAATCAATGCCACATCGGAATTTCAGAGAATGGAATCTGTATTGTCAAATACTTTGGGTTCAAATTCTTCTGCTCAAATTGCTATGAGGCAAATCGTTGATTTTGCCCAAAAAACTCCTTTTCAAGTTAATGAATTAACCGATGCTTTTATAAAGTTAGCCAACAGGGGATTTGTTCCGACAATAGAGCAAATGACCGCCATGGGTGATTTGGCATCATCAACCGGAAAATCTTTTGATCAATTAGTTGAGGCGATACTAGATGCTCAGACTGGTGAGTTGGAAAGATTAAAAGAATTTGGGGTTACATCCAAACAAGAGGGTGATAGAATCCAATTCACTTTTAAAGGCGTAACAACCGAGGTCCAAAAGTCAGATAAGGCAATACAGGATTACCTGATTTCATTAGGTAAAATGGAAGGAGTTGCCGGAGCGATGGAAGGAATTTCAAGAACTACCGGAGGTATCATTTCAAACTTGGGTGATAATATCGCTGGATTGTTTACCGATATAGGAAATTCATCTTCAGGGTTTATCAATTGGTTTATCAAAGACTTAAATAGGGTTGTTACTTCCATTCGTTACATGAGCGAAACATTGGAAGGTCTTAATCCTTTTAAAAATATTTCAGAAAAGTCAGAAGACTTTAGAAAATTTCTTTTGACTGTATCCGAAGCCACAACTGATACGGGTTTAGCTTACAAAGATTTTGCATCGACATTTAATAAAGTTGATTTAAAGAAATTACTTGGAGATACAAGATATCGCCAACTTTTTATCGATACGTTAAAAAAAGAAGGCAATTCTTTGAAAGAATCGCAATCATTATGGGAAACTTATGTAAAAATTAGAAAACAGTCTTTTGATGACGAACAAAAATTAAACGCATCAAAAATACAATCCATTAAAGTAACAAGTGGGTTAACTGAAGAAGAAAAAAGAAGAGCGGAAGAGGCAAGAAAAGCCCACAAAGAAAAAATTAAGGAATTAAGAGCCGAAGAATCTGCTTTTTTGAAATTGGCAAAAGCTATGCCTTTGCAACGTGGTTTTATTGATACGGATAAGTTAAAGGCAGTTAAAAAATTGACAGATGACATTATTGGTAAGGCATTAAAGCCAGTAATAACTCAAGGAATTATAATTCCGCAGGAAGCAATTGACCGAATCAAACTAGCAAAAGAAGAGCAGGCACAATTCAATAAAGAAATGTCCATTGCTAGTACTATTAGTTCAATGCTTGGCGATACCTTCCAAAGTGCTTTTGAAGGAATGCTGAACACCGGAAAGATTTCATTCAAAGGTATCATTGACGGATTGAAAGCATTGATTATTAAGTTAATTTCGGCTGCGGCTGCGGCTGCGGTGTTGGCAGGCATCTTGGCCGCTACCGGGCTAGGTGCAGCAGGTGGATTTATAGGCAATTTCAAGGACATATTCGGAAAGATGACAGGGCTTGCTGGGCTTTTTGGAAAAACGACTCCCTTTGCCGAAGGAGGTATGGTTACAGGGTTGACTACTGCCATCCTAGGAGACAATCCATCAGGCAAGGAAGCAGTAATTCCATTTGAAAAAATGGGTTCTTTCCTTTCTCAATACGGCAACGGTGGAGGAAATATGAGGGTGGAGGTAGTTGGAACAATCAAAGGTCAAGACATCTACCTATCAGGGTCTAATTATTCACAACGCAGAAATAAAATTCTTGGAGTATAATGGCATTTGCAACGAAATATAGCATTGAAGGGACTTCTGACATCTTCGGAAAAGTAACTGTCAATTTACGGCAGGACTTATACGCTGGATCAATTATCTACTTTGAAGGTGCTGGGAGAGATTGGATAAATTTATCAATCGGTCAGGGTGGAAATGATATTTCATTGGCTATACTCCCTTCAAAATGCTCAGTTCAGTTTTATGCCATGACTGATTTTGTAGCCTTGGAATTAGGTCAAGACCCATCATTTACTTGGCAAATGCAGGTATTGGATACCGATGGCGATCTAATTTGGCAGGGCATTGTTCTTCCGGAAGAATATCAGGAAGATTACAGCAATACACCATACATAGTAAGCATTACGGCTTCCGATGGATTGGAAGAACTAAAAACAATTGACTATCCAATAACTGTTGGGGCGAAAGCTACACTTTGGGATCATTTGACCGATGCCTTGGCTTTTACCGGACAATCAATTCACTTTTTTGAGTCGGTCAATATTTACGATGTGGAAATGGACACGGCAAATTCCGATTCTCCATTTTTGCAGGCTGAAGTAACCTATGAATCATTTCTAAAACTTAGCGAAAAGCCAAACTGCTATGATGTAGTTGTTGGTATTCTAAAGCCATTCTTTGCCCGTGTTTATCAGTATAGAGGATGGAGAATTGAGAACATTTACGGGAAAAAAGCTAGTTACATTGAACGGGAATTTGATGAATCAGGAGTTTATGTGACCAATACATCAGTCAATCCTATTGTCGAACTTGACAATGATCCATCAGATTTCAAGGCTTTTTTATCCAAATCAGGATTGTTGCAATTTCATCCTGCTTTAAATTCAACTGAGATTTATTTTAATACCGCAAGGATAGTCAATCCGGATGGTCCGGGTGGTTGGTCTTTGGAAAGTGACTGGACCAATTCGACCACTCTGACTGATTGGACAAACGAGAATAGTATATCAATTAGTAAGCTATCCTTTGGCTACAACGGATCAGAAACCATTGTAAGAATACAGGGAAAGCAGGATAGTTTAACAACTGGAAAGCACATTAAAAGCGGTGCATACACGATAAATTCATCCGACTTTCAAAATTTCTTTTTCCGCTTTGACTATTGGATGAACTATCCAACCCTAATTATTTTAGGTTCAAAGCCAATTCTTTACTTACAGGTTGAGTTGACGGATTCCTTGTCAAACAAATGGTACTTTAAAAATAATTCGTGGACGCTGATTCAAGCCGATGGATGGATAAGAATTGATCCGGTAGGTAGACAGATTTGGAAACCTTTTGAAATCAATATCAACACCCTACCAAACATTACGGGTAGTGCTGATATTCGTTTTTACGTCTATCAATTGGTAAAATCAGGTTCTGCTGATCAGGTTGAATTAAGGTTAACGAATTGGGCAACCAATATTCAAGTAGATGAAGCCTATGAAGATTTAATCCTGCAAGAAAAAGCAGGAATCAATATTCTTTCAACTTATCGAGGACCATCTTTTCAGCATTTCATTTCGGACGGTGAAGTTGTTGACCTTGCCGGAGTCATGGATGTTAATGGGGTGTTGACTTCAGAATGGAATCGAAGAGGCGAAACCGATGCACTAAATATCAGGCGATTATTCATGATGCAATGGTTGACCATGCATCAGGGACAAGCGGTTAAGATTGGAGGAACTTTGTACCAAAAAGGTGAACACGTCACACCTATGTCGGTAATCAAAGACAAGGATTCCGTTTCGACAAGAAAATATATCATGACCGGATGGGAATTCAGTCTCGGACGTGGCACAGGATCAATAAATTTCCATGAGATATTTGAAAACGAGGTTACGCCTTTTTATTTTCTTGATTTTGTCACTTCTATACCTTCTTCCGCTTATATTCTTCCTGATTATTCTATACCTATCGGAGTTCCCGGGTTAAGCCCCGGAGTTTTACCCGGTGGAGGTGGAATCAGCATTCCGAATATTAATTTTCCTCCATTAAACGGGGATGTAAGAGGCGAACCTTCCGGTGCTGAAATTACACCTTCAGCAATATTTGGAAAAGCAAGATTGGATACTACTGGTTTAACCGGAACGGACATCATTTTCAATGCCGTAAAAGACACTCCAACGCAGGAAAACATGACCAATTTAAGGTTAAGTGATACTTACCCTATATTGGATACAGTCTTTGTCCCGTACACCGGAGCAAAATCAAATATTAACCTTGGCGAAAAAGGTCTATCCACGGGCTATGTAACCTTTGACACTACACCGACCGGAACTCCGACTACCCAAGGCACAACCTATTGGGATGATTCCAAGTCTACGGTAGCTTTGATTATGAACGGAACTACCCAACATATCGGGCAGGATCAGTTCATCTATGTCAAGAACTCAACAGGCTCACCGATTGCGAAAGGGGTAGCGGTCAGGAACTCAGGAACGGATGGCGGTAGCGGTCACATCCTGATAGAGCCTATGCTTGCCAACGGGATGAATGCTTCCGAAACGTTTATAGGCGTAACTGCTGAGGCGATAGCCAACGGATCATTTGGTCAGGTTATGTCATTCGGTGAATTAGCAGGAATTAACACAAGCACCTACACCGCAGGTGCATTTCTTTATGTATCGACTACCGTGGCAGGGCAATTCCAAACGACTGCACCCGTAGCACCTAATAACATCATTCTAGTTGGTCGGGCTATCAATAGCAAGAACAACGGAGATATTTTTGTCAGACCGACAATCGGGTCGAACATACGGAATGATGAAGGGGTGAAGATTACTAGTGGAACAACTGGGGACTTACTTCAGCTTCAGTCAGGTGGATTGTGGGAGAATAAGTCGGTAGCAACGGTTATCGGTTCAGCCTATGTGCCATCGACAAGGACATTAACTATCAACGGAACTGCATTTGACTTAAGTGCAAATAGGTCTTGGTCGGTTGGTACGGTTACCGATGTGACCGCAGGGACAGGCATTGCGGTATTTCCCAACCCGACATCAGCGACACCACAAGTTGCTTTGACAGGTCAGGCATTGTCATTTCATTCGTTATCCGGAACAGGGTTTGTTTACCGGACAAGCGGAATAGTCGGTGTAAGAACCTTAACCGCAGGAAGTGGAATAACAATTACCAACGGAGATGGTGTAAGTGGTAATCCGACAATAGCCGTAAACTTTGCAACTCCAGCCTATTCTGAAAATTCAACAGAAACGGTTTATAATATTCTTGACACCGGATATACAACAATGGTTGATTTTGCATCATTGAATTTAACAGGCGTGTCAAGTATGGATATTTATTCCATAATGTATATCAATCAGGCATCAGGTGCTATGGCTGATCGTGTTTTTGGAGTGGCAACAAAAATAAACACAACGAACAATTACAATCAAACTGGTGGAAATATCATTAGCACTCAGGCAATTACAAACGAAGAATTGATAATTAAAACTAATATTAAAATTGTCAGTAGTTCAGAGTTAAAGATAACCACGGAAATGATCTTTAAATTCTCAGGTGTTTATTCTTTGGTGGCAGTCAATTCATCAACAGTTACAGGATTATCATTGACCTTATCAAATGTAAGCGTAGGACTTTCCGCTTATGTTGATGACTCTACTCCTCAAATGACTGCCACTAATAGATTTACTAAAATAACTAGATGGTAATATGCCCCTACCAAAACCAAAACCGAACGAACCGAAGGAAACCTACATGAACAGGTGTATGGCTGACTCGACTATGAGAAGGGAATTTAAACCCAGATCGCAAAGATTTGCGGTGTGTCAGGTGCAATGGGAAAATAAAAAATAGTTGTACTTTTATGCAAACGAAAAGAGTAATAATGAACACGTTCGACCCATTCGAGTACATCTTAGGATTTGCCATGATCGGAACTACAATTAGCCTGATTCCTGACATGAGCGAAACCTTACGTTTTATTCTATTGCTGATAACTGCCTCAGGTGCGATAATTAAACTATGGGAGCAAATCAAAAAGTCCGAACATTTCAAAAATGATGTGATTGCATTATGGAAGAAGATAAGCGGTCGAAAATAAAACGCCTTGCAATCTGGGCGGTGTTCATCATTACCTTGGGATTCATCGGGGCATTGTATATTCCGACTGAAACCTACGGCTCGTTTATTGATTTACTTAAAGATGTTATTACTCACTTAGTAATCTAATATGGCAAATCTCAACGCCCCAAAGCAGGGGATTCTCAATATCAATGCGATTCAAGGTAATTACTTGGATGTTCCCATGACGTTCAAAAAGCAGAATGGCGATCCGATTGACCTGACGGAATACGAGAATATCCGGATGGAAATCAAGAAGACATTCAATGTAAATGAAACGCCATTCCTGACCTATGAAGTCGGCACGGGATTGACCATCTCCGGAGTTGACAACAACGTTCTGACCTTTGTCATTGACGAGGCTTTTTGGGATTCGCAAACAACGAGATGGGTGTATGACATTGTGTTTGAAAACGAGTTCGGGGAATTTTACACCTTCATCAAAGGAACTATCAACATCAATTTAACTGCGAGCAAGCTATGAGTTTCTATGTAACCGTAACGCCAACTATTCAAAACGTAGAGGTAGAAGTCAATCCGCAGACCCTACCATTTGAGGTGGAGGTGGTTGTCAATGGCGATCTAAAAGAATATGTCGATCAGGCAGAGGCGTTTGCTGATCAGGCAGAGGCTTCGGCTATCTCAGCTGACAATAGTGCGGATAGTGCTTTGGCAAGTGCCACAAGTGCCACGGCTTCGGCAAACTCAGCTTCGTCTTCGGCATCTTCTGCGAGCAGTTCAGCATCTACCGCAACTACTCAGGCAGGGATAGCAACAACCGAGGCGAACGAGGCTTCTCAGTCGGCTAGTAATGCTTTGGCATCCGAGCAGGCATCGGCTATCTCCGAGGCTAACGCTTTGGCATCTGAGCAGGCTTCCGCTCAGTCGGAGGCTAACGCCTTGAGTTCAGAACAGAATGCCCTAGCAAGCGAACAGGCTTCCGCTCTATCGGCTAGTAATGCTTTAGCTTCTGAGAACTCAGCATCCGCATCGGCTTCTACTGCGACTACTCAAGCAGGGATAGCCACAACTCAAGCAGGAATAGCGACAACTCAGGCAGGCAATGCACTGACATCGGCTAACAACGCAGCGGCTTCGGCATCAGCAGCGGCACAGGTCGGTACAAGTACGTTGTTGACAGGCTTTTCAGTAGGTGCGAATACTGCCATCGCAGGGACTGATTCCATATTACAGGCATTCAATAAGACTCAAGGTCAGATCAATGCTAGGGTGTCAGGCACAGGAGTAGCTGGTCAGGTTAGCTTTTGGAACGGGACAAGCAGTCAGACTGGGAGTGCTGACTTTACTTGGAATAACACTGCTAAAGTATTAGCATTTAGTAGTGGTGGCACATTAACAAATGAAATAAGAATAAGTAGCATTAATACTAATACATTTTTTGGAAGAAATGCTGGGATTTCAAATAATACGGGTAACATTAATACTTTTATTGGTGTAAATGCTGGATTTTCAAATACTTCTGGCAGTAACAATACTCTTATTGGTTCAAGTGCTGGTTCCCTTAACTTAACTGCTGGATCACTTGTCTGTATAGGAGTTAATGCAGGACTTAATTTAACCAGTGGTGATAGTAATGTTTTTATAGGTAGAGAATCTGGTAGATGGATAGCGGATGGCACTACCTCATTGACAACTTCCAGTACATCAATTTTAATAGGTAGAGGATCAAGAGTAAATGCTAATAGTGAATCAAATCAAATTGCAATAGGTAACAATGCAATTGGTCTAGGAACAAATACTACAGTAATAGGTAATTCATCTACAACATTTGGACGTTGGTGGGGAAATTTATTAATAGGAACTTCAGTCAATAGTGGATTTGCTTTAGATGTATCAGGTACAACCCGACTTAACGGCTTGCAGACCTTCCAAGGTACGACGGCTTCCGATACCGCACCTCTCGGAACTGAACTTACAACAACAGGGTCAGGAACTAATTGGACAGGTACAGACTTTGCAACTGGCTATACCCACACAGTAGGATCAACTGCTTCATTGACTACTTCCATCCCTGCGGTGAACGGCACTTACTATCAGATTGCCTACACCATCACAGGAAGAACGGCAGGATCAATAACAATCAACTACGGAGGCACTTCCACGGCATCAATCACGGCAACAGGAGCAACAGGGCCTAGAGCAACTTCTACGGCAAATCTTGAGATTGTTCCTACTACTGATTTTGATGGAACGGTTGTTTTGTCGGTTCGATCAATCGGAACAAGTTCGGCAACTACAACAATAAATGATAGTGGTGGTAACTCAAGGATTCAGATTAGAGCAACTTCTAGCACTAATAATACTATTGTTGGACTTAATTCGGGAACAAGAATTACAACTGCTTTAAGCAATTCTTTCTACGGTCAGTCAGCTGGTAATAATACTACTACTGGTAATTCTAATTCTTTTTTTGGTAGAGAATCAGGTTTTTCTAATACAATTGGCATTAGTAATTCATTTTATGGGTCTAATTCTGGATTTTCAAATATATCAGGATCAGCTAATTCATTTTTTGGGACAAGTTCTGGAACAAATAATACTGGCAATAATAATTCTTTTTTTGGAGCTAATTCTGGCAATGCAAATACAACCGCAAGTAGCAATTCATTTTTTGGAGTTAATTCTGGATTTAACAACACAACTGGAAGTAATAATACCTTTATAGGATTAGATGCAGGTCGAAGAATATCAGGAGGTGGAAATTTAACAGTATCAACTAACTCAGTATTTGTAGGAGTTGACACAAGAGCCAATGCTGATTCTGAAACCAACCAAACTGTCATAGGCTACCAAGCCATTGGTCTAGGCTCAAACACCACAGTAATAGGTAACAGTAGCACAACTTTTGGACGTTGGTGGGGTAACTTGTTGTTGGGTACGAGTACGAATAGTGGGTTCTTGCTTGATGTCAACGGAACGGCTAGGTTTTCCAATGATGTGACCATTGCGGACACAAGGAACATAATCCTATCAACAACCACAGGAACTCGTATTGGAACGGCTACAAATCAGCGGTTGGCTTTGTGGAATGCTACACCAAACGTTCAGCCGACAAATGCAATAACCGCTGCCGCTTTTGTTGCCAACACATCGGGAATTGTAAACGATACGGCAACTTTTGGAGGCTACACAATCGGTCAGATAGTTGCCGCACTTCAGCGAATCGGGGCTTTGGCATAAACTTTAACTAAACATATCATGAAAACTATTCAACCAATCACGCTCTGGGTAAACGGACAGAGCAAAACCGCAAGTGTATTGAACGCTTACGGGATTAACACCACGCTAGGTACAAGTGCTACCTTTTATTATTCGCTGATGGTAGTTAATCAAGACGGAACACTTGGCGAACAACTTGCACAGGGAAATCTAACCATGACAGGTGATGAGTACCTAAACTGGGGAGATGACGATGACTACGCTTGGAATTGGGTTGCAGGTCAGCTAAATTTGACCATCACCGGAGATTTCATTCAGCCGGAAAGCAATTAATCAAACAATCCTATGAAAAAGCTAGTATTAAAAGACCAAGAAATCGACACCTTGGCAGGTCTAATCGGTAATTTGCCTACGTTTCCACGGACCATCAACGAGACCAAAGCGATTTCCGATGCAGTTGAGAACCTGATGCAGTACTTGGGATCAAAAGTAGTTGACGATGAAACTGACAGAGAACTTCAGTCTTGATGAGTTCAAATCGAAAGATGGTGCATCATTTCCTGCGGATGTGATGCAGAATCTTTCCATCCTTGCAGAGCAATTGCAGGCACTCCGTGACCATCTAGGTAAGCCGATAACCGTACTCTCAGGTTATCGGTCACCTGCCCACAATATCAAAGTAGGTGGAGCAAAAGAATCTTTTCATGTTAAAGGGATGGCTAGTGATTTGCAGGTAGCCGGAATGAGTCCATCTGAATTAGCTGAAGAAATTGAGGGACTGATTAAACAAGGAAAGATGAAACAAGGAGGGATGGGTGTCTATCCTACCTTTGTGCATTATGATTTTAGGGGCAAACGTATTAGATGGAAAAAATGAAACTACTCAAAAAAATTGCCGATTTCATCAGGGATCGGTTCAATGATCTTAGCGATCTATTGGAAGAAAATGCAGGCGTTGCCGTTCAGATCACTCAGGCGGTAAAGGAATCAATCGAGAAGCATGATGGATCGATTCAATGGGTGCTTGAGCATCTTGAGGTAAACGGTCTGCATAGAGCCTATGCCTTGGCGAAACATCATTTGCCGGAGATTGTGAATGAACTTGCCCTAATTGATAATCTGATCAATCCCGGTCAGACAAAAGAAGAAGCATGGAAGGCTTACACCGGATACGTTCAGTCGAAATTTAAGGAAAGCAGACGAAAAGAATGGGTGATGCTATCCGCTGAAATCCTTGGAATGATCATAGGTAAAAAAGTCAATATTGGGTTATTGATCATGGCTACGCAGAAGGCTTACCAACTGATCTTTAGAAAAAAGGCTCTCAATTGAGAGCCTAATTTTTGGGAGATAAAACAATTTTTTGACCGACATAAGCATTAGGAATCTGAGCCTTGCTAAACCTACCTATTGACAGGCAGTCAGGTCTAGCGACATTCTCACAGGGAAAGACAACATCCACATGATCGGAATATACTGCCGACACTTCACCGACTCCGGAAAGATAGACTGTTTTGCAACTAGTTAGAGCGATACAAATGACGATTATAAGCCTTATCATATTGCTTAAATTTTTTTTCTTTTTTGACCTTATACCTATAACATTTTGCCCATTTTTCCCGTGGCTTAGCTTCAGCTAACGGAGCAGTTAGCAAGAACACAAGGCAGATGCCCATAATGATCAAAGCCCAAATGGCTAGGAATCGCTTGGCTTCGTCTTCGTTTTTAAAGTTCATGATTCTAATATAATCATCTCCAATTACTTTTAGCAGTCCTCAAAGCCATTTCTTCCGTTTCCATAACTCCTGAATCAAAGGTGAATCCATCCCAAAACCAATAAGCATATCCGCCCATGGCCTTGCATACGCCTATCGAGTCTTTTGGATAGTCGTTCTTTAAAATGATCTGTTGCGCCTGTGCGCCTGTGAATACCTGCATAGCTGTGTTAAGATTTTAAGTGTGTTAGATAAGCTCGGTAAGCAAGATATACTGCCTGTATTTGTTTGAATTCTTCGGTATTCCTTGGCGTTTGAATAATTTGATCAGAATCAAAAAAAATGTCCCAATCATCAATAGTTTTTGTCTCACAACCAATGTGAATTAACTGATTTGTTATTCCGTGTGACCATTTGCAAAAAATAGGTAGTTTAATAGCCCCTCTAAGGTCAGCACCTTCAAGGTCAGCACCTCTAAGGTTAGCACCTTCAAGGTTAGCACCTCTAAGGTTAGCCTCTTGAAGGTTAGCACCTTCAAGGTCAGCACCTCTAAGGTTAGCCTCTTCAAGGTTAGCCCCTTGAAGGTTAGCACCTCTAAGGTTAGCCTCTTGAAGGTTAGCCCCTTGAAGGTTAGCACCTCTAAGGTTAGCACCTTCAAGGTCAGCACCTCTAAGGTTAGCACCTCTAAGGTTAGCCTGTTGAAGGTTAGCACCTTCAAGGTCAGCACCTCTAAGGTTAGCCCCTTGAAGGTTAGCTTTTTTTAAAACAGCCTCTTCGACTGTTTTTTTAATTGTGTGTTGATTAGACTCGTAAAGAATCTTGTCATAGTTTGATTTAATTACTGTCATAGACTGTCTTGTTTTAGTTTCTCAAATCTAAGAAAAAAATTTAATTCCAAGGAAAAAATTAAAGAAATATTTTTAATTCTAATTTATTCCTTTTATTTTTAGACAAACAATTCAAAACAATCTTATGGAACACAACACAGAATTACACGAGAATGCGGAGGTAGTCTTCGAATACGATGGCGAAGACTTGGTATGGATCGGTGATATGGAGGTCATCGAAGAAATCGACAGAGGCGATTATGATACTCCGGATTATTCGGAGGTTTACGCCCGAATCTATCGGACAACATCCCTCCAACGGTACAATGACGGCACCGGAGATTGGGAAGATGTAGAGATGGATGCTAGCATTATGCAGGAAATTCAATGGCAGTATGAAAAATCACTTTAACCTATGGAAAAATCAACAAACATCAGCAACCTAACCAAGGCATTGGCCCAGTTCCATGCCTTGGTAGGAAAGATCAGTAAGGACTCAAAGAATCCTTTCTTTAAATCAAATTACGCTAGCCTTCCGCATATCCTGACCGAAGTCAGCGATCCGTTACAACAGGCGGGTCTTGTTATCACTCAATTTCCTGATGGGGATGCACTTACCACAATGCTCATTCATGCCGAGTCAGGAGAGTACATAGCATCAAGCTACACCATGCCAGTTGCCAAAGCTAATGATCCACAGGCACTTGGTTCAGCTATAAGTTATGCGAGGCGTTACTCTGTATCTTCTATTTTATCGCTAAAAATCGATGACGATGACGCAGAGGGAGCAATGAAGGCAGTAAGGCAACCACAACAGGCAGAGGATACTAGACCTTGGTTGAATAAAGCAGATTTTGACAAAGCATCCGACTATCTACGGAAAGGGGGCAATATAGAAGTAATTAAAGCAAAGTACCGAATTAGCCGAGAAATGATGGAATCTTTAAATTTAATCCTTAACAACTTACCAAAATGAACCTCTACAACATCACAACAGAAATGAAAAACCTCACTCTCCAACTTGAGGAGGGTGAGTTGACTCCGGAACTGGAGCAGGCTCTAGTCATCACTCAGGATCAGTTGCAAGCCAAGGCAATCGATTATTGCTATGTAATCAAGAACATAGAATCAGATAGCGAAGCAATCGACAACGAGATCAAGAGATTGAAGGCTATGAAAGAAGCCAAGGACAATACAATAGACAGGCTCAAAGAAGCTGTCAGAAATGCCATGCTTGCCTCCGGAATTGACAAAATAGAATCGAGCCTTTTTAAACTATCTCTGAGGCGTTCGGAATCTGTGGAGGTAGTCAATATAGACCAACTACCCGAAAGCCTTACAACAGTCAAAAAAACGGTATCAGCCGACAAGGTAAAGATTAAGGAGGCTATCAAAGCTGGCGAGGCAGTGTCAGGTGCAGTAATTATTGAAAATTTTAACCTACAAATCAAATGATCATCAAACAACTTATTCAGGCGGACAACGTGTCTGCCTCATTTCACATCGATCAAGATGGCGATCTGGTCATCCGAATGAACAACGA